TAATTAATAATATAAGGGAACAAATAGATGACTAATCCTTTTACAGCCGTTAACCCTTTATTTATAGAATTTCTGGTATAATCTTATTATGCTTAATCAAATAGAAGATGCTAAAAAAAATAATCAAGCGTTAGTATTTGAAAAATATCAGATGCCAGAAATTACTTGGGAAGATGTTTTGTTATTTTTGTATAAAGAGTCTTTAGTACCTAATCATGATTTAATTAAAAAAGTAAAAGAAATAAACAATTATGAGGATTTTAATTCAATAGGAAATATTCAGATACAAAGCAAATTTTGGCTTTCTCCACAGTCACATAATATATTTAAAGATTTTAATGGGGTATCTGAGTTACTATATAAATTAAATAAATCAAAAGATAACAGTCATTGTAGATATTATTCAGGAAGGGACCAGTGCTCCTGTGATTCCTGTTGGCATTTTCAAGGGATAAGAATATCTTTATCAAATAGAGTTGTGTCAGACCATCATGATCCACACGATATTTTTTATTGGCAAATACTTGGAACTTCTTTTTGGAAAGTAAATAATGACATTACCTATATCTTAAATCCAGGAGATATGTTATATTTACCAAAAGAAAGTTCGCATGAAGTTTGGTGTGATGGACCTAGAGCAGGACTACTTATAGATAACCTAAAGGAGATAAAATAATACCATGACAGAAGAATATGCAAATTCTAATATTGACAGTAATCTAAAATCTATAACTCCGCCAGGATTTTTTGGAGAATCAGCAAACAATATTCAATCAAGAGAAAATTTTATAACTGAAGAAGAAAGATTATTTTTGTTAAATGCTGCAAAATCAATTACGGAATGGGATAGAACTGAAACACACTATAATGATGACGGAGTGGTGATATATGATGCATCTTATTGGGACAATAGAGTTGCTTCAAGGCCAATCTTAGAAAAAATAGATCCAGAAATTTCTATTGTAATAGAAAGACTTGTGGCAAGATTAAAAATAGAAGTAGATAATTTTTTTAATGTAGATGCAAAACCTACGAGTCCAGCAATAGTTAGGTGGATGCCAGGATATAGGCAAGAACCCCATGCAGACAAACAATTACAAAATGGAGAGCCAAATGATTTCCCATGGTATGATTTAGCAGGATTATTTTACTTAAACGATGATTATGACGGTGGAGAACTATATTTTTTAAATCATAATGTTGAGTTTAAGCCAAAACCAGGTGCTGCATATTTTTTTCCAGGAGATATTAATTATAGCCATGGCGTAAGAGAAATAACAAAAGGAATTAGATATGTTATTCCATTTTTTTGGACAATCTTAGAGCATAAAGGTAAAAAAACTATGACAGATAAGGAAATAGAATGAACCTAGAAAATAAAAAAAGACTTACAAAAGACATAGTTATATATGAAAACTTTATTGATAAAGAAACTTGTCAAAAAATGATACAGGCGCTTGACGCACAAGCAGATTCTGGTAAACTATCTTGGATGCCTATATCGTTCTATGAATCATATTCATCTGTTCTTCCGCAAGATAATGACCAAGAAGTTTTGGATGCTGGATTAGAGCCAAATATTTTTTCAGATATTGAAAAGAAAATGCCAGAAGCAATTGCATCTGTTCATGATTTAGATCCAAAGAAAATTTCTAAAATTGGATACCATACACAAAAATGGGAGCCTGGAGCATATGCAAGAATCCACTCTGATAACACAGATGAAAAGGGTAATTCTGGAGCATTTACAAGAAGTAGGTATGCTGGCTTTTTATACTTGAACGATAATTTTAAAGGTGGACTTTTAAGATTTCCAGATCAAAGCATAGAGATACAGCCAAAGGTTGGAATGCTTGCTGTATTTGACGGGGGATTTAACAATATGCATGAGGTATCCCTTATTACAAGTGGAGTAAGATACACAATTGGTTCTTTCTGGGATGACAGAGAAGAATCAGATTATCCACAAGAACTTAGAGACGCCTGGGCAGCAGAAATGAAAGAAACTAGAGCAAAACAGGAAATTGAAAGAGCCGAATGGCAAGATCTTATTAAAAAGGGATATAAAATTGACATAGATGGTAATAAATATAAAGTAGAGGAGTTAAATAAAGATGCCTAGTTTTTTAAAAAAAGAATTTATAGACAATAACTTTAGCGTTGTTGATATAACAGATGATATTTTATTAGTAGAAAACTTTATTTCTCAAGAAGAGTTAAAAGAAATTTTAAATATTATTAACACAACAGATGAGGAAGAGTGGCTTGTTGCATATAAAGAAAGTTTGGCTGAATTTTGTTTATTAAAGTTTGGCTCATCAGATGTTGAAAAAATGGTTGCTGAAGGAAAATATGAAGTAACTAAGGGCTGGGATGATAAAATTCTTAATATAAATCAATATCCTATAACTAAACTATTGCAACAAAGAATACAACAACTTGTAGACAAGGCAGATAGCACATTGCAGTTAGGTGGAATGAGTACTCTTCAAAGAATGCAAGAAGGGGTTGAATTAAAATCTCACGTAGATCAAGACACAGACCCATCTGTTAGATATGCCACAATATTATATATAAATGATGACTATACCAATGGAGAACTTTTTTTTGATAACTTTGATATTAAATTAAAACCAAAGCCAGGGTCTTTGCTTGTTTTTCCAGGAGATCCAAAACATAAACATGGAGTAAAGCATGTTGGCCCAGGACCAATAAGACAGGTTATTGTTGGTTTTGTGACAGTAAAAGATTTTTATGAAAACAACAAGTACTAAGGAGATATAAAGTGAACAAAGAAATACTTGAAGAAAAAGTCTATTATTACACAGATGTAATTGAAGACCCAAAAAAACTTGTTGAGGCAATTGAAAGCGACAATAAAGATCCTTGGGGCGAATGGATGGCATGCAGCGGACAGGCTTATGTTTATGGCACAGACAAGACTATTGCCTTATCAGCAGATGCAGATGAAAAAAATAAATATATCTACAACACTTTACAAAAAGCGTTTGATGATGTTGCAAGAGATTATGCAAAGGCACAAGGAATTACAGAAGAGCCAAAACTATTTCCACAATACCCAATAAAAAAATACCAATCAGGAACATACATGGGGGCACACTTTGATCAACAAGAAGGAGATGGCCGTCTTAAAGTTTCTTTTGTTATGTATTTAAACGATGACTACGAAGGTGGAGAACTATCTTTTACTATAGCGTCACCAGATGGAGTATTACAAAACGCTAGTCCAGAGCCAGATTTTGCAGAAGCAGAAAAAAACGGAAACTACACTTTTGCTATTAAACCAAAAGCAGGAAGCATTATTGTGTTTCCTCCTTCTCCACCATATCATCACACTGCACACTTAGTTAAAAGCGGTGAAAAGATTATGGTTCCTCAACACTGGATTCATTAACATTAAAACAGCAATAGTAACAGGAGCCAGCAAAGGAGTTGGCTATGCAACAGTAAAAATTTTATCTGAGAATGGATATAAGGTAATTGCTGTTTCAAGAGATTTATCCAAAGTGTCTAATTTAGTTTCTGACAATGTTGAAGTTTATTCTTTAGATATAACAAACTCTAATGAAATTAAAAATTTTTATGAAAAATATAAAGACATAACTCTTGACCTACTTGTTAATAATGCAGGTGGAGGATCTGGACCTACACATATTATTAATGAAACAATGGATAATTTTAGACGGGCTTATGATATAAATGTATCTGGGCCAATGTATCTCTCACAACTCTTTGTTCCATCTATGAAAAAATCCCAATCCCCAACTATTGTGTTTATTACATCTTTTGGAGGAAAAATCCCTTACCGTGGCGGAGGTAATTATACTAATGCTAAGCGTGGGGAAAGAGGTCTTATAGATACTATGAGACTAGAATTTCCAGAGTATGGAATTAAGATAACTGAAATTTGTCCTGCTACAATTGATACTCAAAAACAAAAAAGAGAACATGCTCTATCTGCAGAAGATTTGGCTAATGCGATTTATTGGGTTGGATCTTTGCCCAAACATTTGAATATAAATCAAATAGAGATGTGCCATATCAATAGTAGTAAGTTCTAATTCAGCATATAACTTTTGTTTTATATAAGTGCCTAACTCTAAAGTAAACATTTACTTTATTGTTTGAGTGTAAATCTTTGTTTTAATGTTGTGATATACTAAGACTACTTTACAATTAGTAAAGCACTAATAATATTTTTTAATAGAAAGTTGGAAAAATTAATGTCGGATACCTTTTCTTTTCGTTTGTCAGATGAGTTTGTAAACAAATACTCCACAATCCCAGCACCATTTGGCTTTACAGACGCAGGCTCTAACTCATTGGGAGAAATTACGTTTATAAGAACATATTCCCGAATGAAAGAAGATGGAACAAAAGAAAGATGGCATGAAGTTTGTAAGCGGGTAATTGAAGGAATGTATTCAGTACAAAAAAACCATGCTAAAGATAATCGTTTACCTTGGAATGACAATAAAGCACAAAAATCTGCTCAAGAAGCCTTTCAAAGAATGTTTGAGTTAAAATGGACACCACCAGGACGTGGTCTTTGGGCATTTGGTACACCCATGACTATGGACAAGCGTAACTCAGCATCTCTTCAAAACTGTGCAATGGTATCTACTCGTGATATTGAT